CTACCAGTTATCGCCCTACCAGTGATGCCGGTGACGATAACGATACGACGTTCACGTTCGACTTCGAGATCATAAGTACCTCGGACCTTCGGGTATGGGAACGTGTGGATTCGACAGGCGTTCAGACGCTTAAAACAGAGACTACGCATTATTCGGTAACGGCTACTAATCTGGACTTTACCAGTGGCGGTACCGTCACGATGGTAACTGCGCCAGCGACCGGGGTAACGCTGGTGATCGGCAGGGTGATACCTTACGATCAAGGGGATAATTTTACCGATGGGGATGTTATAAGTTTTGCGTCGATTACAAACGCTCTTGACGCTGTGACGTTAAAGGTGCAGCAGTTAGAGGAGATGCTCAATCGGGCCGGGCTTAACCCGGAAACAGACGATACTACTCTTGATATGACTTATCCGAGTTCGATAGACAGGGCAAGTCAATCCGCAGGTTGGAACGCAAGCGGTGAGTGGACGATCATATCCAGCGGGATAGCTGCAGGCGATGCAACGGTTACAGCTTATGCCGAGACGTTCCTGGATGATAATAACGAGGCGGAATTTAAAGCTACTACGAATCTGGAAATCGGGACCGATGTTCAGGCCTGGGACGCTCAGCTCGATGATATAGCTGCTTTGCCAGTGACTAACGGTAACTTTATGGTCGGTGACGGGTCCAACTGGGTAGCTGAAAGCGGTGCTACGGCGCTGACCAGTATCGGAGGTCAGCCGCTCGATGCCGGCCTTACTTCTATATCAGGACTGACAACGGCGGCCGATAAGATGCCATACACAACCGCAAGCGATACTTATGCTGTGACGCCTCTTACTTCGTTTGCCCGGACGTTATTGGACGATGCAGATGCGTCGACTGCTCGAGCTACTTTGGGAGTGGGAGGTTATACTGATCGGGGAGATCCTGCCTCGGAGGATTTTGCCGTTGGAGATCTTACGACAGATAATACCTGGCGAGACCTGGACCTTAGCAGTATCGTTACAGATTCGACTGCTACGGCCGTTCTGCTTAGAGTGCAGGTTACAGATGATGCCACTTCGTCGATCGTTTCTTTTAGAGAAAATGGCAATACAAACACTATAAATGTTTCGCATATCAGAACAATTGTCGCTAATAGTACCATCTTTGGGGATAAAATCGTTTCAGTGGATTCAAGCAGGATAATCGAATATAGAACGGCAAATTTAACATTCACCGCCATCGATATAACCGTAGCCGGTTGGTGGCACTAAGAAAGGGTAAACATGAGAAAAACTATAACGATAATCTTGATAGCGTGTCTTTGCTTTGCTGCTCATGCAGGTAATCGCCAAACCTTGTACCGGCAGTTCGGGCCGGTGTTCCTGGAGGCGATGGTGCGAGTGATCAAAGATGAGATCAACATCTTAAGGGCTCAGCATGGCCTTGCGGCCAGGACCGATCAGCAGCTGGTCGATGCGCTCGAAGCGAAACTTGCCACGATACCAGAGTATGACTGGATGACAGACCCCAATAATTAAGGAATTTTGATATGGACGATACTGCAATAGATGTTAAGCTCGGTCATCACGATGACTTGATCCAGGAGCTTAAGCGTCATGACGAGAAACAATGGGTAGAGCTTGGCAAGATCAGGCAGGCGCTTACCCGGCTGGTTCCGGTGTGGGTTACGGTTGTTGTCTCTACAATGTCGTTTCTTACGGGTTCCGCTCTGACGATCGCAGTGATCACTGTTAAATTCGCTGGTAAGGCTGGTTGATTTTTCGGGGTTGGTCGTTTGTTGAAAATGCCTTCGGTCCGGCTGACTCCGTCTTGATTCTTTTTCGCAAGTGGGCCGTCCGACCTCACCGGTCGGGCGGTTTGCTTATTTGTTATTAGGTAATTGACGAAGTAGTTTTCCTCGCAAAGGGTACCGCAAATGAACACCCTTTGCAAGTTTTACCGTTAGTTAAGTTCGTGTTCTTCGTCCTCAAATACAAGAACCGTTTTTACCTTAATAGTTGCATTGTCCCTGACGGCACGCCGGGCGATAGCCTTGTCTTTTTTGGACAACTTGTCATAAAAAGTGTTAAGTTTTTTGTTTGGTGTTTTCATAATACACTTCCTTTCAAAAAGTGGCAGGGGTTAAACTACCTCGTCTGGGTCATCGAACATTCGGAGTGCTGATTTTCTGGGGCCAACGACAACCGTCTCCGCCCCCGTCTCGGCTGATTCTACTTTTTTGACTCTAACTTCGTATTTGGTTCCGTCAGGGGCGGTTATTGTTTGCTCGAATCCTACCCATCTGTTGAGTACGCAATTAAGAAAATCGTCCGTAACGTCTTTTTTGTCCAGCCATTCGTTGCCCGCTTTATTCAGTTTTCCCGCAAACACCCTATCGCTTACCGCACTATGGCATAGCCTTATATCCTCAACTTTCATAATTCACCTCTCAATCAAAGAAAGAACCGTCCAAGGTATGTGTTGCAAGTAAGACTTGCCCTCAGACGGTTCGTTAAGCACCAATAAATTTGAAAAGTCTCGCAACACACAATTAAACTATACACTATAAAATCAAAAAGTCAAGAAAAAATAAATTATTTAGACCTTATCCACCATTATTTATACCTTATCCGCCATTATTTAAATCCATTGGTCGACAGGGAGCTGATTTACTTTCCACCTGAGGACGAACTGGCGATCGGTATAGAATTGGCTGGTGGTCCTCGCTGAAGAGTGCTGCAGCAGATCCCGGGCCGAATCGATCGAGCCGATCGTCTGTATGAGCGTAGAGAATGTTTTGCGGAGATCCTGCCGGGTTATGCCCTGCCGGAACGAATCGAACACTTTGCGGGTATTACGGTCAGCGAATAGCTTTTCCTGATCCGATGGCAGTGAGCTGATATAGGCGGTTAGCAGTGGCGCCAGTTTGTCGGGCAGCGGTGCTGTTAGCTGCTTGCTTGTCTTAGACGCGACTGACCGGACTGTCAGGCTGTTTAAGTCGAGTTCGTCGATCCTGAGCGAATCTGTGTCGTTTTTACGGAGTCCGGTGGTTAGTGATATAAGTATCCGGATCCGCCAGGCTTGGGTTGGCGCGCGATCTATGAGCAGGCTGATCTGCTTGTTTGTCAGGGCCTTGACTATCACGGGTGGGGTTTTGACCTTCTGGAGCGTGATCTGTGCTGTTATGTAGCGACGCTGGGGATGCCGGGTCCAGTTGAGGAAAGCGGTGAGGCGTCCGATGGTCTTATTGACGGTCCAGGGACCGACCTGTTCGCTGTGATCGAGCAGAAAAGCGTCTATGTGTGCCTGAGCGAGTTTTGCGGTTGGGATATCCCCTATTGCTGAGATCAGTCGGTTAAGAGCAAGGGAGGCCTCGTACCGGCTGGCGGCGGTGAGGTTGAGCAGTTCATATCTGTTGAGGTATTCGTTGCGGGCGGCGGTCAGAGGGACGCTGACCGAGCCGATATATACTTCGCTGTTGATTTGCTGCATGAGTATAGATCTTCTGAGGTCTGCGAGTTTTTTGGTTTGGAATCTTTCGGTTTTACGTTTTTTCGTGTGAGGGTCGGTCCATCGCAACCACCAACCACTTTTATTAGGTCTTTTATAAGGCTGTCCGAGTGTTCGCATTTTTACTGGCTACCTATTAGACACCACGATTTCATAATCTGTTTATTTGTAATAACTTATAAACCTCAGCTTAAACTTACGAAAGCTGCGCTCTACCATTGAGCTACATCGGCAGGGATAAGCTATATTGGTTAAGTAACTGGGTTTTAATGACTTATCTGGTTATTTTCTTTTTCGCGTCTCTGTGTATATGGAGTATATAGCTTATATTTTGTATGGGTACTGGCTACCTATTGGCTACCTGACAAAACTTCGTCGGGGGTGAAGTGTCTTACTCGCTTTGTGCCTAACTGCTTGCGGTAACTGTGTCGCTTGGCTTTCGCTAATTCAGCGAGGGCGCCGTCGATGGCGTCCTCGGCTAAATGAAAAAGGACCGAAGCGAAGAATATTATCAGCGCCCATTTTAATATTTTCTTCCAGTCCATCTCTTTCTCGCTTATCACTGAGTTTCCACGGTACAGGTGAGCCAGTTTTCACTTAATATTAAAAAGTCAGTACCATCAACAAAGCCATCTCTGTTCGTATCAGCATTATTATAGGCTCTGTGCTTGCCCCTAATCAGTATACAATCATGACCGGCTATTGGTATTTCGCGAGCTGCCGAATCGTATAAAATGCCTGTAAGCTCCAGGGTTATTATATCGCCGTCGTCAATATCGCCGGTAGCTTCTATGATCGCCTGGGTCCTAAATTTCAAGGTAAGATCAAGCAAACCATCCGGGCCGGTACCTACGCAGTTGCAGTCTGCAATATCCGGGGCGGGCGTCGCTACATCTTCGATACTACTTCGCAAGGGTTCTACGCCGGCAAGCCGGATAGAGGCGGGATCTATCATAGTTACATCAAGATCATTCGATCCTAATATAGCCACTGGTAGCACACCGGAGCTTCTGGTATTAACCGGATTCGGACAGCTGCCGGGCTTAATATCAAGAGCAACCTGAAACGCAGGCTTCGGAACGATCATAAGCGTAATATTGACGGTATCGCTCATATTGTCATTGTCAACCGTTTTCAAGTGAATTGTGTATTCGTGATTGATAAGAAGCCCAAGTGATTCTAAGTATGAGTAGCTTACTTCAAAAATTGGCCGGTCATCTCCAGTAGTTTCAAAAACTCCATCGTCATCTAGATCCCACAGGAAGGAAACAATATCGCCGTCAGGATCGCTTGAACCGCTGGCGTCCAGTATGAGGGAATCGCCGACACGGATAACATAGGGTCCGCCGCTGATATGGGCCTCCGGTGGAAGCGGGATAGGTTCGCAAACGAGAATAATGGCGGCGTTTTCGTAAATGTAAAAACGGTTGTTAATCGGATCGCCGTTGATTAAAGTGCCCGTGAGTACGCCGGTGAGATCAGTGATAATATCGTTACAGTCGTAATTGAAATTGTTTCCGTGTATCGTCATAACACTGTTATCTCTAAGATCGAAGATGCCGCCGAAAGTACCGCCAAATATGATAAGCTGACTATTACTATCGAGAGCAAGATCGCCACCGACAGTAGCGCTGTCGATAGTGAGGATCGCGTCATGGTGGACCGTTGCAGATAGATCTATCGAAGTATTATCGATGTCAACTATGCTGCTTGAATTAACGCGCAAAGACTCTAAAGCTGTGTAGGATATGGTGGAAAAACTATAACTTTCAGACTGGAAATCCTTTATATATCCGCCCGTAATGTCAGCAAAATTATATACCTCGAAAAGGCCGTTTGCCACGCCCCCGGACATAGTAACCCAGCTACTGTCCCACGCCCGAAATACGCCAGCTATCCTTCCATCCCAAATATTGATCTGACTTGTATCCCAGACGTGTAATTCAGGCAGAACGCTCCCTGTAAGCAAATTCAGTGTTGTTGGTTCATAGCCGGCATTGTTCCATACGTAAACCTTATCATTAAGTACAAAATCAATATCATACTCCTGTCCGGAATCGTATATGATCGCACCTAAAAGATCAGGAGAACCGGTGAACAAACCACACAACAGAACTGCCACAATAACAATCATTCGTTTTTTCATAATCGTACCCTTTCGCATTTTCTTACCTTAATATCAGGATTTGGAACGTGTTAAATCAGGTATTTACCTATACCCAAATACATACAACGCCTATAGTATAACAAGGATGAAACAGCAAAAGCAAGAAAAAAACTTCATGACCCGGAAAGATGTTCAGTTACTTCTTTTGTTAGCTCTTGAAGATAAGCGACTTGGTCAGGGTCGAGTTTGCCCAAAAGACGGATCCGCTCAAGATCGCATATCTTGTCTGTGATCAGCTTGCCAGCGGCGTTGACGGTCATATCAGGAGAGTTAAGAGCAACCTGGACATCGGCTGGAAGGGCCATATACGCCTTAAGGGCGCCGGTAATAGCCTGCCATTTTGTAAAACCGGCTTTGACCCGGAAATCCTCGAATTCGTCCGATAAATCTTCAACTATATCGACGGTGAACGATCTTTTTATATTTTTTTTAGCCATCACAATCTCCATTTTAGCTATGCTCACGGGCATAACTACATTTTTTTTCAGGTTATTTCAAGGTTTTTCAAGGCTCTCCACTTGACAGGGTGTGTATATGGTGTATGTTATATACAGAAGGCTTTGGTTAGACCTTAACCGGGACCTTAAAATGCGAAAAAGGAAAAATAAGTTTGGCCTCCGTCGACGCGTATAATTTTCATCACGATGGGATTATAGCGAGTTGACGGGAAATGTCAAGGGGAAAGGAAAATATTTTTATGGACAATGACCCCAAGCAAGGACGCGACGAAACACCGCCAACAGAACCACAGATTAATTAGTTTTTAGTTTTGAGTTTTTAATTTTGAGTTACTTGAGGTGAAAAAAAATGGACATAAATTTTGAGGCATTTTGTGCGGCCCCCAGTACGAGTCAATATCTTATTGAAAACCCCTTTTGTATTGGGGGATATAAATGTGCGTGTGATGGCATGATACTAATTCGGGCCAAAACCGATGAGCCTGATAGCGAGGGGCGCGTCCCAAAGATATCGGAAATATTCTCCACAAAATGGTCCTACTTAAAAGATGATTCTCCTATCCTGATGCCTCCGGAAGTCGTAGGTAAACTATGCAACCATTGCAACGGCGATAAATATCAGCGGTTGCGGTGCGACATGTGTAACGGTTCAGGTCGACATAAATGTGAATGCGAGACGAAGCACGAATGTGGTTATTGTGAGGGGATAGGCCGGATTAGGACGGAGAACCAATGTCCTGAATGTAAGGGATCCGGCGTCGGCAGAGCAAACCTTGAGATCGGAGAGATAAGGTTTGGAAGTTCCTTAATAATTACAATCGTTGAAAATGTTCCGAACCCTCGAATGATTGCGACCTCAGACCATAAAGGGTTGTTTGAGTTCGACGGCGGTGATGGGGTTGTTATGGCATTAAAATGATACAGATTCATAGCAGCATGGAAGTTAACTAAAAACCAAAAACTAAAGACTGAAAACCATGAGTAAGGCTCCTATAAAATTTAATGCCGAAGAGATCGACCCGGACGGTTTTGTTACAGTCGCTCAGATCGCTGCTAAGCTTGCATGCTCTAAGAGTAAGGTATATAAGCTGATCGAGAGGAAGTTGTTGCGGGCATATACCGAAAAAGGTACCAAACGCGGGACTAAGCGGCTTACTCCGCAAGATGTATATGATTACGTTAAGGTCAATTACAAAGCAAATTTTCCGAGAGTCGCGTAGTTTGCATGGTATGACGGTACTGCTTACCGGTCAGGATGACAAAAGGCGGCAGTTATCGTCCCCCGGCGTTCTGGGGCTGTTTGGCGCCAAGCCAAAAAGGCGGTTTGATCCGGCGGTTATCCTCCTTTTTCCGCCGGATCATGAATTGAAAAATTTAACCACGAAGGACACGAAGATGGAATTTGCAAAAGAACACGATATGTTGTTTACGGTTCAGGAGTGGCTTAAGGAACGCTCGGATTTTACAGCGACAGAGCTGGCTTGTGGTTTTCACGGCCAGTTTGTCCCTGACATAGTTGGGATCATTTGTAATGTCAATGCTGTCCGTGATTTAAGTCGCCGAACACCGAGGTCGCGGTCCGATATAAGAAAAACCATTGGTCAGGGTGATCGGCCAGAGATATATCATTCAGATCTTTTTGCTATTGAGTTAAAGCTACGCAATTTCCCTGAGGCATATTTTCAGGCTAAAACATATTCACAGTTTGGATTTCGTACTTACATAGCTATGCCGGAAGGCGTCTATGACGGGTTACCGCATATCAGAAGAGAGGTAATGAAATACGATGAGATAGGCTTCATTGAGGTAGGTGAAACGTGCAGAGTGCGCATAGAAGCTGTAAGGCGGAGGGGGTATAGTATTGAGGAAGAGGCGCAGATATCAGAGCGATTGATAATGAGGTTTAAAAAAGAATTAGATAAAGAGCGGTGAGGAGTTTTTAAAAATATTATATTTAGCGAAGGAAAGGACGTGAAAAAATGACCGTTAAAGAGATCGTTAAAAAGTATCTGGAAGATAACGGGTATGACGGGCTTACGAGTGGTGATTGTGGCTGTAAGGTTGACGATCTCGTGCCGTGTGGTGGCGCTACGTGCTGTGGCTCTCATATGGATTGTAAGGCGGGTTATTTGACAGATTGTGATCCTGAAACATGTTCCGCCGATGGTGACTGTCTTTGGCATATAGAAATAAGGGAATAATTATGGCAATAAATAAATGTGAATTGGATGCAATCAGAAGCAGGGCCAATGTGGGTATGGCTACGAGTCAGGATTGTTGCAATCTGTTAGAGTATATGCGTGTCGCTCTTACCCCGGAACAATTATCCAATAAGATAGAGTGTGCCGTCAGCCGAGCTATTGAGGGCGCTATCTCGGAGTCCGCTATCGTCAGGGCGGTCGAGATGGCTGTTCGAGATTTAAAGATATTGTCCTGAACACGTGTCCGTGCGTAGCGGGCGCTTATTATTTCTTTTGAAAGCCGGGCGGGTTTGAACGCCTGTCCGGCGTTCAGTTTTTAGTTTTTGGTTTATAGTGTTTAGTTGTTTTTGGAAAGGAAGCCCATGTTAGCATTAGACCGAAATCTTGGCGAGGATATTATAATAACGGTTCCGGGCGTTGAGCCGATCACAGTGAAATCGATCGCGATTCGCGGCCAGCGGGCAAGGATCGGGATCGAAGCTGTCAGAGAGGTGACGGTCGACCGGGCAGAGATAACCGAACGCATTAAAAAAGAGGGCTGTGATCGCCGGAAACCGGTTCAGCGGCGCCCGCGGGTTGGTTCATGGTCCGGAGCGGGGGATTAAGATTTGCATAAGTTGAATTTTCTATCGTTATGTTCCGGTTGCGGTGGTATGGATCTTGGTTTAGAGAGGGCAGGTTTTAAATGCGTGGGTCAGGTAGAGATAATGAAATTCGCACTCCGTATCTTGAGAAGGCATTGGCCCAGCATCCCGAAATATACGGATGTCTCGACCTTATTGCGTTTGGATTCCCTTGTCAGGATATATCGCTCGCCAACACGAAAGGCGTTGGCCTTGCGGGCAATAGAAGCGGTATCTTCTTTGAGTGTATGCGAATCGTTAGCTTACTTATGCCAACGTGGATTATTATCGAAAACGTCCCCCGATTGCTTTCCAAAAACAAAGGGAGGGATATGGCCATCGTCCTTCAAACGATGGCCGAATGCGGCTACGGGTGGAGCTACAGAGTTCTTAACAGTAAATATTTCGGCGTGCCCCAGGGACGCAAAAGAATCTTCATTGTCGGACGTTTTGGATCACTCTGTCCCCCGGAGATACTATTTCAGTCTGAGGGGTATAAAGGGGATGTTCAAGCGAACTCTGGCCCATCACCCAAAAGCAAAGCTCTTTCTACACAATCCAGACACGATACCAGCGTTGAAACATTTATCGGTAAAACAATTAAAGCTCAGTGGGGAGTCCACAACGCAATGGAAACAAACGTCGTCGCGAAAACGCTCAATGCCGACACCAAAGGTCGGGGTTATAACGGATTCATGTGGCAGGAAAATTATTTTGCGGAAATTGACTCCGCCGGAGAAAGAGAGATTGCAGGGTTTTCCAGAGGGTTGGACACTGCCAGAGGGGCGGTTATCGGAAATGCGGTCTCTGTTCCAGTAGCCAGGCGGATAGGTGAGTGGATTGTGGCTTATGAAGCAAAGCAACTAAAAACCAAAGACTAAAAACTAAGGACTAAACGCTGTGCCGAAAAAAGCTCGTCGAAAGCATAAGGGGTTATGGCTGCCGATCAAGCTGCTTAGCGACGATCGGTTCAATTTTCCCGAGAAAGGGATCCTCGCTGAGGTCGATTCTTTAGACGGTGAAGATGGGTGTTTCGCCGGCAACGGTCATTTCGCAAAGTTCCTGAGAGTTTCCGAGGATAGAGTGTCCAGAATAGTAAGCATATTAGTCAAAAAGGGTGTGTTGATAAGGGGTTTGAAGTGGACGCCGCGCGGCCGAAAGCGTACGCTCAGTGTTGTTGCCGGGGTTATTGAGCCAATAGGTGAAAACACCGTTACGCCAATTGGTGTTTTCGACGGTAGCCAATTGGTGTTTTCGACGCCGCCAATAGGTGAAAACACCAGTTGCTATAAGGATGAGAATACATATAAAGAACAAGGGGAGGACGCGAGCGCGTCGGACCCCCCCCTTATTGCGCCTCCGGCTTTCAAAAAAAACTCACCCGAGGAGAGGTCTTGGATACAGTTTCAGATCGCTAAGGATCAGCTTGATATGTATTTACCGATAGAGTTCTTCGAGTTTCTTGAAAAAGAGGTTATCGGCCAGTGGGATAAGATACCGTGGACCGTTGCGCTGGTCAATAACTGGCAAAAGCAGGTTTGGGTTAAATTCGGGTATGAGATAGCAAGTCAGGCGGTCAGCGATCTGTCGGCGGAGGTTGGTGGATGGAAGGTATCGATAGCTAAGGTGGTTGAAAAATGTAAGCAGGTCAGGAGAAAACAGATCGAAGCTAAGTCGGCAGCCGAAAACGCCGAGCGGATCAACCGCGAGAGAAAAGAGATAACAGACAATGGCTGCGGTGGATTTGGTTATTTGAGGATGACGATTGCGGAGTTGGAAGCTGAACTGATCAGGGTGGTTCAGGATGAGAAGATATTCCTCAAGGGTCTTATCGAAAAGGAGTTGAAAAAGCGTGAAGATGCCAGTCAGGAGGGGTTGGGATGATAGATAAAGTTATCAGGGTATTTCCGAGACAAACAAAAGCTACGCCGGTCGACGACGATGTCCGAATCGGCGGGCCTCACTTGTGGGATAATGGAGACGGTCAGAACGTTTTGATATCGTGTGCGTTCACTTGGGATAAGAGCCGATGTGAGTATCTTTGCGAGCAGTGGCGGGGTGCCGGTTATAATCCTCAGCTGGGAGGTCCGGCTTACGGGGATCCGGGTGTGGTGTTCATACCGGGGATGTTCGTTAAGCGTGGGATGGTGATAACATCGCGGGGATGCAATAATAACTGTTGGTTCTGTACGGTACCTCAGCGGGAAGGGATGATCAGAGAGTTGGCGATCGAGGATGGGTTTAATATTCTAGATAATAATCTTTTGCAGTGCGGGATGGGGCATGTCAAAGCGGTGTTCAAGATGTTGGACCGGCAAAATGAGGCGGCGAAATTCACCGGTGGGCTGGAAGCGGCGGTTATGACTGAGGAGCACGTTCAGCTTATAGTCGGGCTCAAACGCAAGCCGGAAATATTATACTTTGCATACGATACTCCAAAAGACCGCGAACCGTTGATTAAGGTGGCGAAGTTTATGGATGCGATAGGGCTCAGGAATCGTCGGGTTGGGTGTTATGTTCTGGTGGGTTATTCAGGGGACACGATCAAAGAAGCAACGGAGCGGGTTCAGTTGTGTATTGATCTGGATATGATGCCTTACGCTATGTATTACAATAACAAAAAAAAGAAATTGCCAGCTGAATGGAAAAAATTCCAGTTCAGGTATATACGCCCCCAGCAGGTGCGTAAATTTCATAAAGGTCAGTTTGGGAGGTTCTTTCGATGATCGATCTTTTTGCTGGTTTTGGTTCTTTGCTGGCTATCGTTGGGGTTGTGGCTAACAATCATCGGCTCCGGTGGTGTTTTTGGTTGTTTATCACCAGTAATTTTATAGGGATGGTTATTCACGGGATACATGGGCCTCTGCCTTATGCAGCTCGGGATCTTGTTTTTTTGTGCCTGGCGGTTCATGGCTGGCTGCATTGGGGTAAGCGCAAGGGTCCGATGACGAATTATGATATTTTGAAAAAAGGGTTTAGCACGAAGGCGCTAAGACAATGACCGTAATGACGCGTAGTTTTATAGAGGGTATGTCAATTTGGCTTACTCCGGGGCCCCGGGAGCGTGCTCATAAATATCTCTTGTCGGCGGGGTATACCGAGCATCAGCCTAAACCGATCGAATGGCCGGATGATGCGCTATCGGCTCACAGAGATCATCCGTGGGAGGAGTGGAAGTTCTTCACTATCGGCGATAGACGCAGACGCAGGCAAGAACATGCTAAAGAAGTGTTGTATATGAAACGAGAGTGTGACGTCACGAAGATAAGACCGTTGTATGTATGGGTATTTCATTGTCCGGGTATAGGGGGTGAAATAGTTGGCGCCTTGGGCCATGAAGGGATAAGAAGCGTTGGCACGACCGGGCTTATGGGCGGGTGGTATGCGTACTTGATAGGTCAGGGGATATCGGTTGCATTGAATTTTCGCGGGTATCACGGGAAGATAAATAATCGTTTGATGGAGTTATTTCCGCTTGTTAAACCAACTAACTTATTCGACGGCCCGGACTTTCATGAGTGGATGATGGCATTTGTCGAGCAATATCCAAAGGGTTTATGGTGTGATGTTCCACAAGGTAAAGCAGTTGTACGCGCGGAAGTTTGCGGCCATCAGGTCATTAAAATTTTAGAGGTCGGTCAATGGCCGGCAAGAAAGGCGGTATAGATCATGGCGGAAATTAAAAAAGTAGAGCAGATGTGCAAAGGTGTTGGGCCTCCTGAGGTTGGGGTTACTGGGAGTGAACCTGTTGAAAGTGGTCGGGTAACTGCGTGGAACTATGCTCAGGCGATCAAGGCGCTCGCGGCTGCTGAGGTTCAGCGGGATTGTGCATACAACGGGATCCGTAAAATATTGGAAGTTGGTCATAACCCTGAGGATGTACGGGGTATGCGGGGTGTTTTGGAGGAATTGCAGCATATCCACCACACAGCTTTAGCCACCGGCCCGGGTGAGTTTACGCAGCGGTTAGCGGCAATTCTGCCGATGTTCCTGGCCGATAACGATTTCCGCAAGGGCGAGGGCGATCTGGATAACGTCGATTCCGATGCGATCAAGGAAGCAAGAAAGCTGCTTAAAATGTTAACTTAAAACAATAATTTTACCACGAAGGCACGAAGATAAATGAAAAGATCTGAAATCAGGGTTTGGGATAAAGAGCAGGAATCGATGTGGTCGGTGGAGTCGATCCATTTCTACAGCGGCACTATCGACGTTTCACGTATAGAGTTTTGTGAGAATCTGGGGAGAAGGGGAAAAGTAAGTAATTTCGGGATACCGTTTTCAGATGTTGTTGTAATGAAGTACATCGGCAATCCGGATGGCAACGGACAAAAGATATTCGACGGCGATATAATTGCGGAAAACAAAAAGGGTTATGATTATATCCGCGTTGTAGGCTGGCGAAATGAGCACGGTTGTTGGTCGGCGTTCCATAAAGATTCGCCGTGGCAGCAAATTGATGGTGATGAGGCAGAGAGCTGCAAAGTCATTGGTAATATAATGGAAGATCCAGATATGGTTCCGTGGCTCAATTATGAAATTGAGAGGATGAGACAAATAGAAGCAATCAATGAAGCTGCGGGAAAAATAAATGTATGCAAAGTTTGTGGCGAAGAGCAGCGCGGAGTTTTGGTTGCTGGCAAGGCTTCGGCTGACATCGACCCGGAGGCGTAGTTGTCTACGTCGAGGACTCGATGGCAATCGGTAACGCAGTCAGCGGACAAAAGAACCGCTGCGACGGGAAACATGATAAATGAAAAAGCGAGCTGGTCGAAAACCGTTCGGGTATTACCGCGATGAAGCTGCGATCGTTGAGATGATCAGGTGTAAGCGCAAGGTTCGCAAGGCCGCCGATGGCAAGCGGACCTCACCGTATCGGATAGCGATCGAGCTTAACGAGCAGGGATTTAAGACCCAAACGGGTAAGAAATTCGCTACTCAGACGGTGATCGATATTCTCAAGCGTATCGAGGGCGATCAGCCGAAGGCGGTCAAGAGGTATGCCAAAAAAGGTCAGCTCGAAGCCGATGATTACCGGACAGCCGACCAGGTCAGGAGCGATCGCGGCAAGTTGGAAAAATATCCGGCCCTGTTGTGCATTTATGACATTCTGGTAGGGACCGGGATGAGGGCCGGTGAGTTATGTTCCCTTCGGGCAAAGGATATTGATGTTAGTAAGGGTCTTATCTCTATCAGGCATGGCAAGAATACACGGAATAAGGTGATTGGTAAGCGAAGGGTGATAATTGCGATGGCGCCAGCGGTCCTGTTACTGGCGAAACTGATTGAAGGACGCGGTAAACTTGCTCCTGTCATGGTCAATCGGTTCGGGTCAGCTCTAAGTTACGATGCTCTGCTGTATCGTGTGAAAAAGATAGCCGAGATCATAGGTGTCCCGGCGTTCCACCCGCATACTTTGAGGCATACTTTTGCTGTAGTTTTGTATAATTCCCGCAAAGACCTTTTATTCGTTGCCAGGCAGTTAGGTCACAGTAACATTAGGACCACTGAAATCTATGCCAAGTGTCTTAACGATAGTATGTTAGAGCAGATGTCGGATTCCACGGACACTCTTTTCGGTAAGATAGCGGTTTAGTTATGTCTGTACTATGTAAGTAAACAGGGAAAGTAGAGTTTAAATAGTTTGGTAGAAAGAATTAAGAGGCTCTAAAAATTGTTTATTATTTGACCATAAGAATCGGGAAAGATGGTCGGAAGCGACAAATAATTATTTTAATCGTTAGGTGTGGATACGCAGGGTTGAGTATATAACTGGTTGTGGTAAAAAGATTTAGATAGTGGTGTCGAGTTTATGGGTATTAAAGAGAATTTAAAAAAGCTGGAGTTTTGGCCTGAAAATAGGGGCATAATTGTTGATTTATTTTAATGAGTATAAATGAGGCTCTGATTAGTCTCTGGTTTTTAGTTTTTGGTTTTTAGTTAAATGTAGAAAGTGAGTGAATTATGATCAATAGACGTCTGAAATTGTGTTGGGGGAATTTTAACTGGGGGTTTTTGTTTGCTATGCTGGTTGGCTTTGCGACAGTTATTGCGGTGATCGTTGCAGTCGGGTCTTTGATCAAGGGGATGTTATGAATGATATGAAGATCACAGCGATCGCTCCGTGGTACGGGTCAAAGCGGACTCTGGCTCCTCAGATCGTTGAGCTCATTGGTGATCACAAGAGTTACTGGGAACCTTTCTGTGGTTCGATGGCGGTGTTGTTCGCTAAACCTATATGCTCGATGGAGACGGTTAATGATCTTCATGGAGAGCTGATCAATCTCGCTAAGGTTGTTCAGGATGTAAAGTTGGGAGAGCAGCTTTACGATAAGCTTTGTCGTACATTATGTGCAGAGCAGTTCTTTCGCGAATCGAAGGAACGCTGGATCTCCGGCAGTTGTGCTGATGGTGTTCTGGATATAGATAGGGCTTACGATTATTTCGTCGCGAGTTGGATGGGTCTGAATGGGGTGTCGGGTACCGAGCGGTGTAACTACCAGTTCGCGGTCAGGTGGGTCGATAACGGCGGTCACGGCGCTGCCAGGTGGCGGGCAGTGGTGGGGTCGATGCCTGCATGGCATAGGAGGTTAAGGAGGGTTTTGATCATATCAAGGGATGCATTCGAAGTGGTTGATAATATTGCTGATGGCGCAGAGGTTGTTATATACGTTGATCCACCTTATATAAAAAAAGGCAGTAGGTATATTCATGACTTTAAGGAGGCTGATCATCGCCGGTTGGCTCAGTCGCTTGCGCGGTTCAAGAAGGCGCGGGTCATTGTCAGTTATTACGATCATCCGGACCTGGCAAAACTCTACGCCGGGTGGGAAAAGATCGTTCCGAAAAAGGGCAGGCAGTCGCTGAGGAACGCCACGCGAGGTCCTAAGAAAAAACCCGCAGCTGATAGGGTCGAGGTGCTTTTCACTAATTTTAAACCAGAAAAGAAACAGTTGATTATAGAGAGGTTTTTTTAAGGGGATGTATCATGGCTGATTGTATTATTAAGGCTTATAACGGTAGGCGGGCGGAGATGTTCGGGGATAAGATGACGCCGATCCAGCGGGCGATATTTATGCGGTCGTTTTGGCTGCATACTGAATGGCAGTTCTCGAAACGGTATGAGAAGGTTTCGTTCTCGGCGGCGATAGGGGAGGGTGCAAGGTTCAAGGGTATCCAGTATTCGCACGGCTATCGGTGGGACGATGTCATTATTCCGTTAGACGATGAGGCTGAGGACCGTGCGATGGCTGAGGCTAAGCGGCTTGACGGTAGAGAGTATGACTTCTGGGGTCTGGGTTCGTTCGGCACGAAACTTGAAATTATTAAACCGGACCCCGAAAAGGTGTGGTGTTCAGAGACGACGACTATGCTTGCGGTCGCTGCCAAACTTGCTTTCAGGAAAACACTGCTCGATAGAAATCTGCCGATAGAGTTGAGTCCGGAACAGATCGTTCTTATTGCTCAATGGCATTGGCACGGAAGGAGATCAGGGTAAAATGAAAGCATTAAATGTAAAGCAGCCGTGGGCGTGGTTGATCGCATCGGGTAGGAAAAAGATCGAGACGCGAACTCGACGCACGAAATATCGAGGGCCTATACTGATCGTAGCCAGTAAGGGTCGGATGACAAAGATAGTCTGTGAAGAGTTTACCAAAAGATTCGGGACTATGGTTACATTACACTTAAAGTATGGGATGGCTTTATGCAAAGCTAATCTTGTCGATTGCAGGCCAATGACAGCAGACGATGAGAAGCTTGCGTGCTGTGGGATATATGATGGGGCCTATAGCTGGGTGTTGGAAGATGTCGAGCGGATAGAGCCGTTTGAGGTTAAGGGTCAGTTGGGCATTTATGAAGTGGATATTAAAAAAGAACTTTTAGAATGTTGAGTTTTTAGTCTTTGGTGTTGAGTGAGCAGGATGGAAACTGATTGTAAATGACAAAAGCGACGATAACCAATTCGATCAATAAGGATATGACCGGGACGGAGTTGCGGCGGTTGCGTGTACTTGCTAAGCTCAGTACCGAGGCATTAGCCAATCTTATGGCCGGGTGGGGATGGTATCGTTGGAAGGTACGGGATCTCGAGAAAAAAAAGAAAGAAAAGTTCAGTCTGCATCCGGATGAGATGGTTTCGCTGTTGGCAGCTTTGGAAGCGTCAAGTTTATAGTTTATAGGTGATAGATGATAGATATAATAGCAGTAAGCCGAAATGGAAGGAGGTGGTATCCGGTGGGTCTGGATCCTGGTCGGGTTGTTTGACAAGTGAATATAGTATTTAGTTAAACAGAGGATAGCTGGCCGGCGGGTCGACCGGCTTTGCCGGTCAGTTTTTGGTTTATAGTTTTTGGTTTTTAGATGAAGTGGAATAGCTATGCTGGATCGAAGATCATTTATGAAGATGCTGGGGGTTGGGGCTGTGGTTGGGCCTGGTGTGCTGGCTGGTGGTTCTGGTATAGCCGTTGATGGTCCGGGTGTGTATCGTAAGGATACGCGGACGATCGGGAACAATGACAACATGGACAGTACCATTATGGCAATCAGGATAGCGATGGCTGAAAAGATGTCCCTGCCTGGTCCTGTAATGGCTCAACCTAATATGACAGCTAACCAGTTAGAGATTCGGGTTCGTAGGATGTGTTTTGAGGCTGGGATGCCTGCGGATTGTGTCTTGGGCGGTTATCCGGTCCACTGGAACCCGTCGAAGGTAAATTTGAAGGAGATTTGATATGAAGCGAGTACTAAAGCAGATGGCTGGAATTATTTGTATGGGTTTAGCAATGTGGGTTGCTATGTGCGTTCTGGCTATTTTGTTTGATTGGGTTGGCGCGGCGATTTCCAGTCACGAAAGGGTTATTGTAGATATGGATGATATTATTGCTCTGTGTGCGGGTTGGGGTATATTTGTTGGGTTGGGAACCGCGCTAGCATTAAGCGACGAAGGCATGTATCCAAAAGAAGAAAAGGAGATTTGATATGTTTTGTGGTTATTGTGGCAATGAGGTAGATGAGGTTGGTGATCTGGGTGGACATCGCCGGTCCTACAGGATGAGTAATCGGTTTCTGTTTGAAATACATATTGTTCCTAAGAATAGCGGTCTCTGCAGAGGGTGTGCGTCGGGACTTTTTACGAGCATCAATAAATCAAAAGCTCTCTGGTATGAAACGGTGTTTGCGTTGAGTGGCAATAACGAAAGTAAGAGCAGCGAGGGGCTTTGTTTGCTGGCAAGGCTTTGGTTGGCATTGACCCGGAGGCGTAGTAGTCTACGTCGAGGACTCAATGGCAAGCAGTAACGCAGTCCAGCGGGCAAAGAAACCGCTGCGTGGGGAAACAGGGGGCATATAAAATTGGCTGAAAAATCAGCCAGCGGGGTCATCTCTTTTGGTGTAAGCTTTAGTGTATGAATTATCGAGGTACACAATGCAAGCTTACAGGGAACAGTATGAGCGGGTCATTGAACATATCAGGGGGATCAATCATGTACTAAACGAGATAGCTCCAGGTGCGTCTCCTGTTGTTCGTGCGGGTCTGTGGGCCGTCAGGTACGGTCTTATGGAAGTTGAGGCGGCACTTCATGTATTATTGAAAGCATTTGAGACTATGGAAAATGAAGAAAAAACCGAAGGCAAAGGCAAAAACGAAGAAAAAGACAGCTAAAAAGAAAGCTGTATCCAAAATAAAGCCTAAGAAAAAGGCTGCTAAAAGACAAGCAGCTAAGAAAAAGAAAGTCGCAGCTAAGAAACGTGTTCCTTCAAAAGTTAATAGTGGTAGTAAAGAAAAAAAACCTGTTGGTCCTCCGGATAAGTATGAGAAGTCGTTTGACGATCGGTCTGAGCGGTATATTGCAAGGTTCGGTATGAAGATGGATGAGATGGCTGAGGAGTTCAAGGTCAGCGTTCAAACGCTGTATAACTGGCAAAAGAAGTATGAATCGTTTCGTTTGGCGATCAGAAAGGGTCGAACACTGTCATCCGATGAGATCGAGCATGGTCTGCGTAAGGTTGCTGTTCCGCATGATGAGGTAACCGATGAGTATGAATCGACGACTCTAACAAACGATGAAACCGGCGAGATCATGGCGAGCAGAACCGAGGGCAAGCATAAGATCAAACGCGGGGTTGTTAATGTCAACGCCGCTATCAGGATCTTACAGGCGTCCGATGAGCGGTATAGGCCGAACATTAAGCTCGAAGGCGGTCTTAAGGTTGATGTGGTTCAGAAACTTTTAGGAGAGATCGATGGCAGTGAAAAAGGTCTACCCTCCGGAAGTTAAGGCGGTTATCGCTGATGACGATCTCACACAGGAGCAATTGATAAAAGGGCTCCGGTCGGAGTTCTGGCGGCTCAATAACCTCTACTTGGTCATGCCCGAAGAGGGTCCTCCGGTTAAGTTCCATCTCACGGTTGTTCAGTACATCCTGTATATGGCGATGCACTGGAGTAATGTTGTGCTTAAGAGTCGTCAGCATGGGATCACGACGTTTGTTGCGATCCTGTTCCTCGATCGATGCCTGTTCAATTCTAATATGCGGGCCGGTATTGTCGCTCACAAAAAGGATGATGCTAAGCGTATCTTTCGGGATAAGGTTAAGTACGCCTATTCGAGATTGCCGGAAGTATTACGAGATCGGATCCCGACGGATAAGAACGACGGCGGCGAGATCCTGTTTGCCAATAACTCATCGATCTACGTTTCGACCAGTATGCGGTCAGGAACGCTCCAATTGCTGCATGTGTCCGAATACGGCTATATGTGTGCTCACTACAAGCAAAGGGCCGCTGAGGTCAAGAGCGGGGCAATGGAAACTATCCACGAAGGCGGGATAACCTTTGTCGAATCGACTACCGAAGAGGTTGGGGACGATTGGCAGGATATGTGCGAAGAGGCCGAGAAGCTTGCAAAAGACGGGACGAAACTAACATATCTTGATAGCAAGTTCTTTTTCTTTGCGTGGTTCGATAAGCCTGAAAATCAGGTTTTCGACGCTCCGTGGATTCAAATCCCTAAGGATATGCTGTTGTACTTTGCAAAACTGGAAATGAAACTAGGCAGAAAGATCACTCGTCCGTACCGGATCTGGTATTTCCTGAAAAAGAAAAAGCTTCGCATGAAAATGTACAAGGAGCACCCTTCGACTCCGGGAGAGGCGTTCATGGCGGCTCTGGATGGGGCTTATTACGGTACGCTGATGGTTAAGGCGGTTGAAGAGGACCGGATAGGGTTCTTTCCGCACGATCCTACCCACGCCGTTATAACAGCCGGCGATTACGGGGATATGAACACGGGTATATGGTTTATTCAGATCATCGGCGGAGAGATCCGGATAATCGATTATTACGAGGATAACGAAGGGGCCGGGGTCGACGGGTATGCTAAGATGTTCCATAGCAAGCCTTATGTTTATAGCGAGCATCTGGGCGGTCCGGATATGGCGGACGATGGCAGTAACTCGAAGTCAATGCAAGCGACTAAGACGGTACTCGATCAGTTCAGTGAGTTAGGGATCGATATTACTCCGGTTGAGAGGCACACGATCGAGAACCGGCACGAAGCGGTAAGGAGTGTCCTGCCAGTTTGTACGTTCCATAAACCAAAGACCGGTCATGGTGTAAAACGGTTATGTAATTATCATAAAGAAAAGAACGATCTAAAGAGTACCGAGGAAACGATCGTTTTTAGGAACTCACCGGCTCACGATATAAATTCACATGGTGCCGATGGGTTTGGTCATTTCTCGATTCAGTACAGGCATTATAAAGTAGCTAACAGAAGGACGGGTAATATCAAGCAGCGGAAAAAGGTTAAGGCCCGTAAGAGTGATCGAGGTGTTGTTAATATGCTGGAGATCGATTAGTTTTTAGATAGTAGTTGATTCGTTGTGGAGAGTTAAAGATGGCCGTAGTATATGTAGTTGTGTGTCCGACTTGTTACACTCCGAATGTAACCGATGAGCCTGGCACCGAACAGGAAAAGGAACAGGATGGGGCGTCTATCCAGTGTACCCAATGCGGTAATACAGTAAGCGCTCACGGCGGTCAGGTCCGGATCTTTAAAAAGGCGGCTAAGCGGGTTGAGGCTGATCTGTTTGGTTTTAATGATATGTAAAGGGATTTTAGGGGTTAATGGTATGGAACAGATAAAGAATAAGATCATTGGCGTTCGTAAGGCGGGTATTGCTCTCGCCGCTATTGGTGCGCTTAGTGTTAACTCCGATACAATGAAAATTGAGAACGCCGTGATCATTGGGATCGTGGCGATCGTTGCTATTATTGCTCATGCAGTTACGGGGATATTCAGTAATGTCTTTTCGAAAGCCAAAGAGTCCGAACATACCGGAAGTTAAGCCGGTCGCGCCTCAGCCGACCGCTGCAGGGCCCGAGGTTCGGGCTGCTGCCGCCGACGCCCGCGAGAGGAACAGGCTCCGGGTCGGTCGGTCCAGGGCGGACAGAACGACAAGGGGTGTTCTTAGTCCTCTGACGATATCGAACGTATCTTTGAAAGATACCTTAGGGTAGTTTTTAGTTTTTAATTTTGATGTTTTAGTTAAAAAGGAAAGCAGTGGATGATTGATTTTTCGAATAAAACAGATGCTCAGATTGCCGCGATGGTATGTGTTCATCGAGGGGCCGGGGTTAAGGAACGGAGCGATTATGAGCCGTTTCGGTCGGTACTCCAGAAACTGTTCATGCCTCGTCGGTATGATCTGCTCAGGAGGACACTGCACGATTCGACTAATAAGGGCCAGCAGTTCGGGGCAAGGGTTTATGACGGTCATCTGGCAAACGCGGCGAATAAGCATGTACTCGGTCTGTTCGGTAATATGATCGGTAAGAATCTTAATTGGGTCGGGTTCGGGCCCGGTAATCAGAAGCTTGTCGAAGATGACGGTGTGAAAAAGTATATGCAGGAATCTTCGGAACAGGTTCTCTGGGGTCTGGGACAAAGTAATTTCTACGGCGCCAGTATATGGGCGGGTAAAGATGCGACGGTTATCGCCACTGCCGTACAGATCCCCGAGGAGAATCTCGTTAAGGGTGTTATGACTTACCGGAACGCTCATCCGGGTACGGTGTTTGTCTTTAACGATCAATTCGATAATCCAGGCGCTCTTATCCGCGATATCGAGATGCAGGCGATCGATATGCTGGATAAGTTCGGACCGAGTAATCTGCCTATCGAGGTACTCAACCAGGCTAAGAGCGTTGGGAACCGGTCACCTTTTACGAAACATAAACTCATCTACGCAAGGTATAAGAATGTGAGTCCCCGGCCCGGGAGTGTAAATGCAAAGGAACGGGAATTTAAAGAGTTCTATATAATGCCGAAACAAGGTAGCGGAGTAGGTAAAGAAGCTCGGATGCTCAGGCATACGGGCGTCGATCGCATGGCTACAATATGGCGGCCCGGTCGCGAGGATGGCTGCTCTTACGGGGTATCTCTGGCAGCTGATGCCTTCACCGATGGCGCTCGTAGTAACGCTCTCAAAAAGATACAGCTTCAGATCGCCGGTAGAGAGGGCGATCCGCCTATACTGGCTCATAGCGCTCATCAGAATAAACTCCATCTTAACGCCGGCGGGCGTACCTGGGCGGAAGATGAAAAAGAGTTTGTTAAGATGGCCTATGACCGTACGCTTAACTGGCCGCTGACCGATGCGGAGATGAAGGAATTAAGAATTGAGATTGATGAAGTGTTCAGTCTGGACCTGTTCCAGATGCTGACAGGAGCGCGTGATATACCATCGGGAACAACGGCTTTTCAGATCAGGAACATGCTAGGTGAAAAGGTAACGCTCATGTCATCGCTTATCGATGTACTCGAAGAGGAATATCTCGGCCCGAGTATCGAAGCGCAGTTCGAATTCGAGCGGGCAGCTGGCCGGATGCCGACTCCTCCTCAGATATTACTCGATCCACAGTTCGGTGATGGTGAGATCGATATAAACTATACCGGTCCGCTGGAACAGATCAGAAAGAACGTTCAGCAGTCCAGGGGCCTTGTCGACGGGCTGGAGGTTATCGGTAAGATCGGTGATATGTTCCCTACCTCGTTAGTAAAGGTTAACGAGCTGCAGCTGATCGAAGATGCCGGAGTTGCGATGGGTATGGATCAGGACCTGTTCAAGAGCGATAAAGAGGTTGCCGATATAATCGCCCGTGAAGAGGCAAGGGAAGCTCAGCAGGAACAGGCGGCTATGCTTACACAAGCTGCACAGGCCGCTCCTGGTATTACCGGGCCGGTCGATCCAACGAGTATTGCGAGCCAGCTTACAGAAGCTGCCGCTTAAAATAGAATGTTAATGTTAATTTAAGGATCGGAAAAATGACTGACAATGCAATTTCACTTGAGGATTTAGACGTCGAACTCGAAGCGGTTCGCAAAAAGACGTATAAGCAGGATGGGGAACTCCGGGTGGATGCTACGGAGGAAAACGTTGCACGGTATGCGGAGCTTGAACAGCAGATCGCCGCGGAGGTTGCGTATATGGCGAGCAACAACAAAGTGCCGCCGACAGCTGATCAGGCTCCGACTGAGGATACCCGAACCGACGCTCAGAAGATCGAGGATCTTACGGAGCAGCTCCGCAGAGAGAAGCTGATCACTAAGGCGTTCAAGGCCCCAAAAGGCGTAGCTATCCGGACGCGCCATAATCCGGACGGTGAGAATCTTCGCATCGATGAAGCTATGCTGCCAGCTCTGGCCGAGGCTGAGCGTTTGCCGGTCAGTATCCCCAAAGCTTTAGAGGAGGGCCTTATCGATGAGAAAAAGGCCGAGGTATTGTGCAAGGCGGTCGAACGCCGGATCCGGTGCTATGTAAAGAAAGCCGGATTCCACGAACATCCGCGCACGCATCAGATTGCCGAGTGGGCCGGCGGGCTCAGGAAAGATCTTAGCGCCGAGAATATTAAAAAAGCCAATTTCTGGCTTTTGAAGATCGGTCGGATCAAATACGATGAAGATGGCGAGATTATCATGGACAAGAATGAACAGGTAATCATCGACTACGTCTGGGATACGACTATCGTTATCCCGAATATGTAAATCACTTTCAGCGGTAAGGTATGGCTATGGAAGCTAATGAAGCTAAGTGGTATGACAATCCAGACTGTACGGTTAAGACTGAGACTGGTCGTAGGGCGTATTTCAAGACGTTCTACGCCACTGCCTCGGGTCGGCAGTGTCTGTGTCATATAACGAATATAGCGATAGCTCTACCGGAAGATACGCCGGCTGAGTGTACGGCGAAGATGACGGCGATAGGGTTAGTTAATACGATCAAGAAGCTGGCCGGTGTCGTAAACACGCTGGCTGTGATAGAGGCCGAGGGGCGCGTTGCCGACCGGCCAGCTGATAACGTCAGCAAAGAAAAAGAACCGAAGGCAGATATTTATAAGGATTTAGAAAATGAATGAAAACGAAGGCAATTCAATGGTATCTGAGACTGGTGAGTTTACCCAGGGGTTTCGGGATCACGTTGCTAAAGAGCATCCCGATAGTAAAGCGTTTCAAGATATTAAGACTGTAACAGGCCTTGCAAAAGCATACCACGATACGAAAATAACAAACGGGACCATGACAACAGAACGTGATACAGCTAATACAGCGCGTGATACTGCTAACACGGCTCTGGCGGCGGCTAACGCGAAGATGGAGGGCGGGGTGTTTGCGTTGACTGCTGATGCTGACGACGATGCTAAGGCTGCTCATGCTACTAAGCTGGCGGCTCTTAACGGTTGTGACGGTAAGGCTGAGAGTTATACGCTGCCGCGGATCGAAGGGGTTGAGTATAACGATGCGGAGAAGGCGGTTGAAACGGCGTATATCGCATCCTGTATCGAGAAGGGTATCAGTCCGGCTGCAGCTGCTCATAATGTAGAGTTCCATAACGCTCAGCAGATGGCTTTGATCGGGTTGGAACAGGAGGCTTTCAAGGCGGAGGCTGCTAAGTTCGATACTGATTTCACCGGCGATGCTAAGCCTGTTGCGCTGCGTAACGTCTATAAGGCGCTGGAGCATTTCGCAAGCGATGAACTTAAGGCGGACATGAAGGCTGCGAATCTATTCGATTCGACGGATCTCGCCGCGTGGAATAAGTTGGTCCCGATCGAGACGATCAGGATCTTCGAGAAGGTAGCGTCTATGACGATGTCCGGCGGTGAGCTGCTCGGCGGTACCGTAAAACCGAATATGGACGGCGTTCATCCTCAGAGTGAGTACGCAAAGATAGCAGCGGCGTACCCGAATAATCCTGAGTATCTTGTGGGTAAGAGTAAAGAGGCGCCAGTAAGTTAGTTTATAGTTTTTGGTTTATAGATGACAGGTAAAATGATGGTTAAGATCGTTGGTGATAATTCGGGATCTGTAGCGTCAGCTGTTAAAAAGTTATTCGACAAACTGCCAGGCTGGCTGCAGATGCCGGTAATTGGTAAGGCTAAGAGTCCTGAGACGACGGAAATCCCCGATCGGCTCAGTCAGCAGGATATTATGAAGGTGTTCTATCTGCTGCTGAAACAGGCAGGCGGTAAGTGTGCTATGTTTCATCAGACGATAGATAACGTCGAGGACGGTTTCGTTAAGGATTTTGTGTTCACTCAAGAGAAGTCGCTTAACGGGCTCGGGCCCGGCTGGGTTATTTCGCTTAAGTCATGTGAAGCCGACCGGGTCACGCGGATCCGTAAGAGGTCCAGGAAGCGGTCGGCTAAACGAATGGCCGATAGGCAAAATAAAATAAAAATTAAATGCGGGTTACCGGAAACGGCCCCGACAAAAAGTGAATAAGTAAAGTCAGTTACTCACCCTTTGGGTGGGCCTGATGCTTTGCGGTTAAAGTGACCGCCGCCTGTAAACAAGGCGCTAAAGTGTCAGGAGGGCCTGCAGACGGCTGTAGTTACTCTCCGAAACGAAGATTCATATTTGTTTTAAGGAGTGTAATTATGGCGTTACATTTAATGGGTTCGAGCATGACCATGTCGGAGCTCAAAACCCGCGAAAATCCGGATGGCACGGTCGCTGATCTGATCGATGTTATCAGTACGGATAACGAGGGGTTCTTCAACGATGCCACCTGGATCATCGCAAACAACGGTACGTATCACGAAGCGACTCGCGTAGCATCAAAACCTTCTGGAGAGGTCCGAAACTTCAACGAAGGGTATCCGATCGAAGCCGGCAAAGCGGAGAAGGTGACCGAACCTACCGAGAAGCTCGGTTCGATCTCTCAGATCGATGCCGGGTTAGCGGCAGAGCAGGATGATCCGGCTAAGTACCGGATGGATGAGGAAACGCTTTTCCTGAGTGGTATTATGGAAACGCATATCGGTCACGCTTTCGATAGTGACCGGGGAACAAGCCCGAAACAGATCAACGGTTTCAACGCACGTGCTGACTATAACACGTTGTCAAGCGCCCAGGTGTTCGATAACGCCGACGGAGCAGCAAGCGCCACGGCGAATAAGACCAGTCTGTATGTGATCCAGTGGGGGCCGAAAATGGTTAATATGCTGGCACCCCGCAGCGGCCGCAGTGGGGGCGGTTCCTTCCCGATCCATCGGGTAGCGTATCCGGAACGGTTGCTCACCGATCCTTTGGACTCGACGAAAAAGTTCCCGGGTTTCGAGACGCTGTTCGAGATCAATTTCGGGATCTTTATTCACGATCCGAGGATGATCTTCCGTCAATGTAATATATCGACGACGAATATCGATGGCGTCGACGACTTTAGCTGGGATGAAAAGTATCTCATCCGGATATTTAACCAGCTGCGTAATGGCGGACGTGGCGCGGTCATCTATGTTAACCGTACGCTTGCCTCTCAGTTCATGGAGCGGGCAAACGATAAGGGTAACGCAAACTGGACCTCCTCGATGGAAGGCGAGGGTCCTTTCGCTAAGCCTGTGACCAGGTTCTGGGGTATTCCGGTTCGTGTGATCGATGCGATCACTAACGAGCAGGCTACTATAACCTGATCGGGTTTAATTTGGGCGAGGGTGATGGTTCGTTATCCGGCGATGCAGCCGGATGAAAATAGTTAGAGATCCTTTTATATAAGGAGTTGTAAAAATGCATGATAATAAGAACAGTTTTTCTGTTCAATCGGATGGTACGGACGCCCAGACTTTTACGGGCGATTCGGTGAGTACTAATCAGATCGATTTCGATAAGGCTAACATCGAGCTAACAAGCGGTAAGTTGTGGCTTGTAGTGAAGTCGATAGCAGCGTTTGACGCCTTGACGTCTTTGGAGATCCTTCTGGAAACGGATACGGACAGTGGTTTCGCAACTGCTCTCAAGCAGATACTGGCGTTCCACTTTGCGCTGGCATCTCTAAGCGCAGGGTCGTTACTAATAAATATCCCGCTGCCAGCCGGGATATATCAGCAGTTTATGCGACTTAAGTTCAATGTCGTCGGTTCTGACAACACGGTCGGCAGTATTTACGCGGTGTTGGCAGCAGGGCCAGAGCCTGCCGAGCCTAACCTCGACAACGTCAATCTGTAAGCGGTAACGAGTAAAGAAACAAAAATGTATAACTTTTACGGTCCGGGCGTCGCGGATGCCCGGACCATCGTTGAAACGATTTAATGTGTTTTTTTAAGGGCAAGATCATGAAAAAGTTTTTCATTTTACTAATGTTAGTAGCGGTTACGGCCTGCTGCTATAGTGCAACTAACTACAACTTAGGCGCGATAAACAGCCGGATACCAAGCGACTGGTTTGCCAATGGGGGGATAAAGGATTTTGGGACCAATGCTGTGAGGGAATTGCAGGTTCTCATCGCGTTCAGTTCGAATCCCGGTACCGGTAAGGTGTGGTATATCGATTCGAACGTGGTTAACGAAGGCGACGGTCAGGGCGGATGGCTAAACGCAACGGATACGGTTAATGAGGTGGTTGTGTTATCCGATGACGATGGCGGTGACGATCGGGGCGATGTGTTCATGGTAGCACCAGATCACACAGAGAGCGGGATAATTGCCGATCTGGTGGATATTACGGTCTCTGGCAGTACGTTAGTGCATTTAGGTAATGGAACCAATCAAGGGGCCTATACGTTCGCTCATGCCGATACGACGTTCGCTATTGGCGCTCCGAATGTGAGGGTTATAGGTGGGCGATATATCGCGGGAATCACTTCGATCACTATGGGTATTAGTCTCGAAGCCGCTGCCGATAACTGTGTGTTCGATGGGATGGTATTTCCGAAACCGACGACTAATAGCTGGGAATTTCTCGATACATTCGATATCGCCGATGGGGCCAATAATCCTACGTTCGTCAATATAGTTGGCTATAACGATGAAGCCGGGGCAGCTCCGGCCCATTTCATCGATGCTGGTAACGGAACAGCCGGGCCGGTTGGTTTGACGGTTGTAAATTGCCTGATCAAAGGTGACTTTTCGGTATCGGCTATATGGTCGGATGAGCCGTGCGATGAGGCCTATATAGCCTTCAATTCGATCACGAACCATCAAACCGGTGCGCATTGTATCGAGTTTACCGATACAGGTACCGGGTCCATCGAGTGGAACAACTGTTTCGGCGATACGGAAGGGTCGATCATCGATCCGGGTTCGATGGCCGAATACGGGAACATTAAGAGTATAGCGGTCGATACGCCCGGATATCCGGGTTGGACCCTGCAAAGTAGTCTCGATCATTTGCTGCAGTTAGACGGCGCTACGCAAATATATCCGGAGAACGCCGTCGATGACAGTATCTTAGCGAAGATCCTTACTAAAAGCGATCCAGCTAATATATCGGATTATGACAATACGGTCCATTCGTTAGAGGCCATTGGCGATGTGTCCGCTAAGAGTGTTACGAAGGTCCTTAGCGGGATAACCAACGGTCTCCAGGATCTGTTCGTAGTTGCCGGCGGGCCGGTTAGGATCATCGAACTGTCGGGATAGTTACTACAACGGCGATCGAAGCTAAAGGGTGTCTGATCAATTACAGTTTCGACCCGACCGTTCCGGCTGGCGATACGGTGTTCGGGACCGATGGTACCGCTCTTGAGATCAATGCCGATGCGGTGGGCGCTCTGTATACATGGGATGGGATCATCGATAACGATCTGGTAGCTACCGATAACGGTGTAGCTCTCGGACTGCCAGCGCCAACAGATGGCAGTACCGATAAATCGGGTTCGCTGGTCGTACCGGTTGGATCGCTTGAGTTTGCGGCTGTTGTAGCTACGAGCGCTACCGGACAGATCAACTTCTATCTTCGGTACGAACCTCTGATTCCAGGGGCAATAGTAACGGCGGCTCCGTAGTGTTCGATGGTTAATGGGTTCTTTTAAGGGGCAAATCATGAAAAAGTTAAAAATCCAATTTGGTGTGTTTATGGTGTTTTTTGTTTGTTTTGTGTGGTGGATGACAGGTATGTCGCTGGACGCCCGAGACGCCAATGCCGTGCCGGTTGATTCTTATCATTCGAGCTGGCATCTGGTGCGCGAAACGGCTGATGAGGATGGCGCTACGTTTGCGGCCGTCTACGCTCTGGCCGGGATCGAGAGTAACTTCGCCAATAAGGATACTTCGAGCGTTGCCAATGGCGGGGCGTTCAGGATATCCTCTCGAAACGTAGCCGGTCCCGATGAGGGGTGGTCAGCCGGCCAGACATGGGAGCTTATGTTCTGCGGTGAGAATCGTAATAACGTCGACGATACGTTCAGTTTCAACGTCGTCGGCTGGAACAAGATCAACGGTCCCTTACAGGTCATCTGCGAGGGCGATTGCGTATTAGGTACCCAAAGCGTTGTAGTGTTCCCGGACGGCGGCGATGCTTTAGGTTCTCTGGTGTCGCTTACCGGGGTTGCTTACGATCATACGGGTGGGACCCAGGATCAATATTTCACAAAAGACGGGATAGGGGTTGGCGTAGTTGCCGGGATGCAGGCTTACGTTACAGGTACCAATATTACTTCCGGGTTCTCTCAGGTTACGGTCGTTACCGATGCGAACAATATCAAGATAACAGTGACCGCAACGGATGACAATACCGATTCGACGGTTCAGATCGCTCCTTCTATGTGGGCCGATACGATCACGCTGGATGAGGCTACAAAATGGCCGAAGTTCCAGGGCAACCTTGCCGGCGTCGGGGTCTATAACTCAGGCGATAATGAGATTGCTATCCTGCAGATCCAGAATCCTCCCGAATATATGCAGGTGGTTGTATACGATGCCGATGGCGCTACCGCCGAAGAGGCGGGTAATATAACTGTTTACGGTCGAAGAAAATAAGCGAAGGTCGTTATGGCAGCTAAATCGAAACTTGCGATCATAAACGCGGCCCTGATCATGCAGGGTGGTAAGAAGATATCGTCTGTGACTGCCGATAAAAAGGCGGCGATATTAGCAAACACCTTGTACGATACGGTGGGCGATGAGCTTGCCGATATGGGTGAAGAGTGGTATTTCATGGAGGGGCGCGCCCAATTATCCGAACGAAGCGACTCTCCTGTGTTCGGTCATCTGGAAAAGCATTATGACTTTCCCGTCAAATTCGTAGAGCTGATAGCGGTCTGCGACGAAAAAGGCAAGGATATCGAATATGAATGGGAGCGGGGTGTTTTCATCGACTCAGCAGAGGAACAGCATCAGGTTATCAGGACAAACGCTACGACCGTCTTTATCAAATACATCGCGGAGGTAACGAATCCGCAGTTCTGGCCCAGCTGGTATATTCGGTTATATATTCTTCGCCTGGTCCAGTACCTTGTTACTTCGGTAAAGGGTGAGAGTAACTTTATAAATCTTACCGTCGGTAGGGCATGGGATGTTTCCTGGAAGATCGCTAAGAAAGCCAACGCAAAGGGCCGGCGGTCCAGGACGGGGTCGGGTAATAAACATGAAGATCTAGGTAATAACGATGTGATCGATGCGCCGGGTTTGGGAGTTGACTGCTTAGGAGATTGTTGTGCGATCCCGATCGAAAATAGTTAAGATATTATGTGCAGCGCTGCTGATAGTTATGGTGTCAACGGTTGTTGCGGACTCTCCGCGTTATGTTTTCCTTCCCGATGGGAGGATCGTTAAGATATCCAATAACCTATCGCTGCCATCGCCTCCAGGGGCCGATCGGATTATGTTCTATGACTTTAGCGGTGGGGTTTTAAATTGGCTGGAGGCTGGAGCGGGTCTGACGATCACGGGTACAACGTTAAATGCCAGTGGTGTCAGTACATTTACCAGCCTTACCGATACTCCTGGCAGTTATAGCGGTCAAGCCGGTTTGTATGCAAAGGTAAACGGTGGCGAGACCGCTATTGAGTTCGGATCTATCGATGTATCCGATGACACGAATCTTGCTGTGTCTTCGCCTGTCACTTTAACGGGCGATACGCTGGGTTGGCTGTCTACTTTAATCGACTCGCCAACATGGTCCGACGGTTCAAACGCTACGAATACATGGACGTTTGATGTATCCGGAACAGACCATACAATGATCGCCGGTAGCGGGCTAATGACATTTAGCCATAATGTAACGGTTGACGGTACTATATCAGATGGCACTGCGTCGATGGTTGGCGGTTCACTTACCAACGTAAAACTCGGTTCGCTTACGGATAACGGGCTTGTAAAGACAGAGAGCGGAGACGGGTCACTGTCTGTCGATACGAATACTTATGTTGAGACCCCAATACTTATCGCTCCGGCATCTGTATTGTTTGGTTCTACCGGCAATGAACAGAATCAGGAATACGACATCGACGGCGAAACATGGGTCACATCAGGGGACGGCACACCCGACCAAGCAGGGCATCTGTTAGCCGATGTTTTAACCGCCATAGAAACCTCTTATGACGATAGTTTTTTCTCGATAAGAGAGGGTTCAGGTGTATTAGCTGGTGATTATTTCCCACTGACCACCGAATTCACATTTGAAGGCGTTACTACGTTTGCTTCAATAATAATACGGGATTGGTACGATGGCTCCGCCTCACATTTTTTAAGCGTGGAGTTATTAAATATTGATACGAATTGGGATACAGTAGCGACTCAATCGGCATCGGCTGATTATGAGGTTCATGAATACGCTGTTCTGAACCCGGTCGATTATATTGATGCCGGGGTGGCGAAGTTAAGATTAAGGCATATACAAAACGGGATTTCATCACATCACCAAGAAATTGATTATCTGGTATTATCAACTGGTGCCGGTGGTGGTGGTGGCGGCGTTCAGACTGCCATACAAACCCCATCAACTACTACAGGCGATATTGGTTCTACGAATGTTCAGGGAGCGATAGAGGAATTAGAAGCTGAGAAGATACCGCACTCCTTAGCAGATGCAGCCAACGATTTTCTCGTAGCTTCCGGCAACGATGCTTTTGTTAAGAAGACCCTCGCTGAGACCGGAGCTATTCTTGAGGGCGATATAATTCACGATAACCTGCAAGGTGTTCATCAGTCTGTCACAAGTGGTGCCGCTCCCACATTTACAGCCGACAACTTCTCTGATGGCGGCAGTAACGCAATTATCACAACTACACAGGAAACTAACTTCGAGACCGCTTTTACTCATGTAACCCAGGACGGTTCAAGTCATTCCCTGCTCTCTGCTACTCCCGGCACAAACACAGCAAGCAAGGCTCTCATCCCTGATGTTGACGGCAAAATGGATACATATATTACTGACGAACTTATAGCGGATATATGGAAATTATTGAACTCTGGAGACGTAACCGCAACGTGGACAGGTTCACAGGAAGGCTATGCTGATTTTCCTGGCAGTGCTGATTATGTAACAATTAGTGACCACGCTGATTTTAACTGGACCTCGGCAGGTTTTACAGTGTCATTTTGGATGAGATCTACTGATTCGTCACTTCAATCAATTGTAGAGCAGGGGGCGGCTGTCGGTAACGCAGAACCGTATTGGGGGTTTTTACTCGCTGATACTGGGAAAGCATTTTTCATTATGGGCGACGGGGCAGCGACTCCTATAACAATGGCAATCAATTCGATGGTACAGATTGACACAAACGCATGGGTCCATCTTGTTGGTGTTTTTGACGGTGACGATACTATAGAATTGTATGTTGATAACGTAAAAGGCGCTGGAGCAGCAGGTGAAGACCAGGATGTGTCTTTTGTTATAGATAATCCAACAGATCCCATTGTTTTTGGAAGAAGGAATACCGATGCAGACAGGGACTATACCGGTCAGGTAAATAATGTGATGTACTTTGATGCAGCTTTAGGCTCAGCAGAAATTGCAGCCATATTCGCTTTAGGCGAAACTGTCCAAAGTTATTCTCACGCTAATCTTGTGTCGTGGTGGAAGCTTACTCAGAACTTTACCGACAGCATCGACGCTCACGATGGTACGGTAACGGGGGATGTAACAATTACAGTAACCGACACAAGAGACTTAACAATCTCTCACTCCTTTGTTGCGGGCGGCAGTATTACTTGTTTTGGTCAGCCAGCACTACTTACGCAACCGGACGAGGCCAGCTTGTCTCAAAGTGGCATTGATACTGGCGGTGGGGGTACTGCTGTCACAGATACAGATACATTTGATGGCGGTAGCCAAGGCAATGCGTACACGATAGGTGACATCGTTGAAGCATTAAAATTAGATGGGACTTTGAAAGATTAAGGAGCAAGAAAATGAAAAATGTAACTTTGATTGTAATGATAATTTTAATGGCAGGGATCGTACGCGCAGGCGATCCCAACAGTATGGAAAGGCCAACCTTACAGAATCCGGTAACAACCTGCTTCGAACATGACTCTCATATAGCTACTTTCAAGATGAAATTCACTGCTGACGTTTGGGCGGTCATAACCAGCGACGATTCATTTGAACCGTACGTCAAAAAGTATTGGTATGGTGGAGCGTCATCTTTTCATAGAAAGTGGCTGGTCAAACAGATGGAAAAGCTGACAGATCAACAGATAATCGAAGCGGTGATAAAAGCAGAATCGGGATAGAGGGATACTATAAATGAAACTGAAACAAATAATTATGCTGTTTTTCCTGCTCATCGCGGCGGTATCGCCGGGTGTTACTACGACGATCAATGCTTTTAACGCAGGGGAGCTCTCTCCGCTGCTGGAAGGTAGAACGGATATAGCTAAGTATTATTCGGGCTGTCGCACTCTGGAAAATTTTCTGGTCCTGTCTTATGGCGGTGTTACGAAGCGGCCGGGTACCGAATACATTGCATCGGCTAAAGCGGCCGATGAGGCTGTTCGGCTGATATCGTTTGAGTTCTCGATCCTTCAGGCATATATGTTAGAGTTTGGGGATGAATATATCAGGTTCTACCGAAATGGTGGTCAGATACTCGATGGCGGCTTGCCTTACGAGATCGCATCGCCTTACGATACGGATGCGGGTACCGATCTATTCGATATCCAATTCGTTCAATCCGCCGATACGATGTACCTGGTCCATCCGGATTACCCGGTTATGGAGCTTACCCGGACCGATCATACTGCCTGGACACTTACAGCGACGACGTTCCAGCGTGGGCCGTTCCTTGCAGAAAACGAAACGGCGGTAACGCTAACGCCGTCGGCAGCGACGGGGGACATAACACTGACCTCATCGTCTGCGACGTTCAACGCTAATCATGTAGGTTCGCTCTGGCAGGTAACGCATACGGCGGTTGCGGTAAACGAGTCGGGCGCCTTTAGCAATAACGGATCTGCTCAGAACTCAGCGAGCGTTACGGTCCAATTGGGTAGAAAGTTCGACTTTACTACTCACGGGACCTGGGCGGGTGATCTGTCGCTGCAAAAGAGCTTTGATTCCGGCGTTACCTGGAAGGATGTTATACCGGTGCATTACGAAAGCGACGGTAATATCCAGTTTTCAGAGACTGAGGGCGCTAACGATGCGATCTACCGGGTCCATGCCGAGGCGGGCGCCGCCGGTATCGATTCCGGAACCGTTACATTTAATCTTACGGCCAGATCGTTCGATGTTAATGGGGTCGTCACGATAACTGCTATAACCGATCCCAATAATGTATCCGGGACCGTTACCAATACCTTAGGCGGAACAACGGCGACAGCCTTCTGGAACGAAGGGGCGTGGTCGGCGGATGAGGGGTATCCTAATACGGTGTGTTTCTTCGAAGAGCGGCTCTGCTTTGGCGGTACCGCTAACAGTCCGCAGACGATATGGCTGTCGCGCACCGATGACTGGCCGAACTTCTTAGCCGGTACGTTCGCTACAAGCGCCCTGCAATATTCGCTGAGCGCTAACCAGGTAAACGCTATACGCTGGCTGGCTCCGCAAAACGCTATACTGATAGGGACCAGCGGGGGTGAATGGCGGTTCGGGGCAAGTAATAACGATCCTCTTAACTTCGATAACCGGCAAGCGCATCGACAGAGCACTTACGGATCCGCATTTATTCAGTCGGTGATGGTCAATAACGTTGTACTCTACGCACAGCGCCAGGCGAAAAAGGTTCGGGAGCTTGCGTTCAGTTTTGAATTAGATAACTGGGTATCGCCGGATATGACGGTACTCTCGGAGCATATTACAGGAGATGGTATAGTTCAGTTCGCTTTCCAAAAGACTCCGGATCCTATTCTCTGGAGCGTTATCGAAGATGGCGATCTGGCGGCTCTGACCTATAACCGCGAACAGGAGGTCGTCGCCTGGCACTTGCATACGACCGCCGGCGATTATGAGTCGATCGCAGTTATTCCAGGTGACGGTGAAGATGAGATCTGGGTGTCCGTCGAGAGAACGATAGATTCGTCGACGGTGCGGTATATCGAGCAGTTTCAGCCCAGGGATTTCGGAGACGCAGAGGATGCGTTCTTTGTGGATTCGGGTCTATCGTTCGATGGCGGGGCAAGTATTGCCGTTACAGGTGTAACTAAGGCTCTGCCGGCGGTGGTAACGACCGGAGGGCATAGCTTTACGGACGGTCAGCAGGTGAAATTCTCCTCTGTAGGCGGGATGGATGAGCTTAATGGCCAGGTATTTACGGTCAGTAACGAAGATGCGACGACGTTTGAGCTTAGGGACAGGACCGATGCGGTTAATATCGACTCTACCGGATTTACAGCCTATACTACGGGTGGGGATGTCGAGCATGTTGAAAATAACTTTACTACGCTTACGCATCTCGAGGGCGAAGAGGTTCAGGTCCAGGTCGACGGAGGGTTCTACGGGACCGAGACGGTAGCGAGTTCGACGATCACATTAGATAACTTCTATAATATGGTACACGCTGGCATTGGCTATAACTCAAGGCTGCTGCCTCAGAGGCTCAACGTGCCGGGCGCTAACCTGCAGGGGCTGATCAAGCGGGTTGTAGAGCTTACGATAAGGTTCCACGATACGCAGGCTTGTAAGGTCGGGGATTCGTGGACCGATTATGAGGCTATCGATTTCCGGAGGGCCTCCGATCCGGCTGGCGCTGCTGTTCCGCTGCGAGGGGTAGAGGATAAGGAGCATGAGTTCGATGGCGATTACGATACCGGTGGCGATATTTATATACAATCCGATTCGCCGCTGCCGATCACGGTATTATCTATATATCCGAAGTTTGAAAGTGAGGGGTTTGCAAGGCTGGATAAGATCCGGCCGGTCGATCTGATCCCGGTTTCGCTGGCGTCGATGTGGTTCATTGGTTTTATGGTGCGGAGAAGGAACCGGAAAAAGTTTGAGGGGGTAGAATGATGATCAAAACTATACCATATAAACCGGAGCATGCTCTTGAGATCGTGGCTACGCATGATGGCGTCGCTGACAGCGGGATCAAGTTCGGCGATGAGGTTCAGGTGGTCGCTGAATTTATGGCAAGCAGCGCCCGATCGGTTACTTATGTGGTCGATGGCCGGATAGTCGGCTGCGGGGGGATATGTGTGGTTAAGCCTGGTTTCGGCGAGGCGTGGGGTCTGTTCGTCGCCGATATTGGCAGCGTCCATATAGATCCATATATCCCGAGAAAAAGGTTTTGGCAATGGGTCGAGGATCTTAAGCTAGATCGGGTCCAGGCTCCTATCCGGGATGGGTTCGAACGCGGTGAGCAGTATGTCAGGTACCTGGGCTTTGCTTTCGAAGAGACGCGAAAAGATTATTACGGGGCTGGTAACGATGCGAAAATGTGGGTAATTAAAAGAAAGGTCCAATAATGGATAAGAATCAAGTTGAGGCTGAAACAAGGTTGCATATTAGACAGGTACAAATACTCATAAAGAGAGTATGCGACATTTTAAAAAATCGTGGTATCGTTCACGATGAGAGTAAATTAAAATCTCCGGAATTGGAAACATTTCAAAAATATACGGAGAAACTCAAGGGCGTCACCTACGGATCTAATGAGTATAAAAAGTTCCTTGCGGATATGAAGCCCGCTTTAGATCATCATTACGCTAACAATCGTCATCATCCGGAACATTTTGAAGATGGAATTAAGGGGATGAATCTAATTGATCTTATGGAGATGTTCTGTGATTGGTATGCTGCAACAAAAAGGCATGCTGACGGGGATATCAATAAGAGCATCGAAATAAATAAAAAGCGTTTCGGTTATGGAGATGAGATCGAGGCGATCTTCCTTAATACCGTTCGCGATACAGAGTGTTTTGATTTAGGTAATTAAGCGGAGGTTAATAATGCCATTTTTAATACCATTACTGGTCGGGACGGCGGCAACTGGAGCGACGGCGGCAACGGCGGGGCTGATCGGAACCGCTGGAGCGGTTACTACTGCCGGGCTGGTCGGAGCGGCGGCCGCTGGAGCCGGTATCTTTGCAGGTGTTACTGCTGGTGCGGCCGCGGAGTTCTCAGGTGAGCTGCAGGAAAAGCTCGGTGAGCGTGAAGCTAAGCTTAAGGAACAGGAGGCCGAAGAGCGGAGCAAAGCGGGTAAGGCGGCGGTCGATATCGAAAAGGATCAGCTCAAGCGTAATATCGAGTTACTCAGGGCCCGGCGGGCGGCGAGCGGCGTTCAGCCGGCGGGTACGCCTCTGTTGTTAGAGCTGGAGGCGGTTAAGGTTGGCACGCTCGATGCGATCCAGACTGGCCGTAATATCGAGGTAGGCGCAGAACAGTCTCGATCGGCGGCTGAACTTGCACGGATAAAGGGTAAGGCGGCCAAAGCTGAGGGTAAACTGCGGGCAGGGACATCACTGTTCAGGACCGCTGGCACCGTCGGGATGTTCGCAGCTACAAGGTTACAAGCAGCTTAGGGATCTATTATGGCTATAAAGCTAATTCAAGAGGTTTTGCCATCGGGACAATCGCCGAATGTATCAGCTCCTTTGTCGCTTGGCAGCGGATTAGCGGCGGCGTCGGCTGAGTTCGGTAATGTTATCGGTCAGCTTGGTGAGCAGGGCCAGAATCTTTCGCTTAGGATGCAGTCGCTCCAGGCGGTGGAAGAGATAACAGACGGCGATTTAAGTCTATCGAGTGGGTATAATAGCTTTCGCAGTGACCTTCAACAGGGAAGATTAAATGAAGATGGCAGCAGGGATCCGGTCGATACCGATTATGCCGGTCACGTCGAAAAATTCGATGCCTGGCATAAAGAAACGTCCGAAGCGATATTAGGAGGGTTCAAAAATAACAGGGCCAGGGAGTCGGCGTCGACCTCTTTTAGAGAGCAGGGTGTTCGATGGCGTCGCGAGATCGAATTAGGGGCGTTCGATTCGCTCCGGCGTCAATCGCAAGCGAAGATATCGCCTAAGATCGATGCGTATAACGAGCGGATACTGCAGACGGCGGGCGCAAACGAGCGTCAGGATGTTCTCGACGAGCGCGAGGCTTACCTATTGAACCTCGAAGCTACCGGGATGATCGACGGCGCCGGGTTCGCTAAGTGGAACGAAGAGGCGGGTAAGCGGCTGGAGAAGCTTGTCGAGGAGCGGACGGCGGACGCTGTGCTGGCGGCGGCTAACCAGGTGAAAGGTGACGATGGCGCGATCGATTTCGCCGGCGGGCGCGATCTGATAAACGCAACCGATCTGCCGGAGGATAAAAAAGTCGAGATGATCAGGGACCTTAAAGCTCAGGCTGCGTGGGATAATGAACAAAAGGTTATCGCTCAAAAGAACATAGAGGCCGAAAGTGAAGCTACTCTGTGGAACACCTGGATCGATCCCGATCAGCCACTTACTGAAAGTCAGGTTCAGGACCGGTTCAATGCCGGCACGATTAATAGTACTGTTCGGGATAAGTATATCAAGAGGATCCGGGACAAGCATCCGATCATAACAGGTAGAGGGCTACGCTGGAAAATAAACGAGATGATACTGGATGTTCAGACCGGTCAGCGAAATAGTCAGGATGTTAAGAGTTTTATCGAAAAGAACTTTAATAAAATTGGCGATTCGGACCTTAACGGTTTTCAGGATGACCTTAACGCGGCGGTTCGTAAGCTCAGTGAGGGGAACCTGGACCTTACAGCGGCGTCGACTGAGAGTTGGGGTGGTAAACAGATCAAAGCTGCTTTCGCCAACGATGAGTTCGGGCCTGCGTCCGACCCTAAAAAAAATCTTGAGCCCAGTATCATTCATGATCGACGACAGCAGCAGTGGAAGGACTTTTGGAAAGCGAATCCGGGCGCAAGTGCAGAGGAGGCTCAGGCGTTCCTTGGACTGCTTACAAAGCCGTCTAATGAGCGTAAGTTCTGGAAACGGCTGGGTGTAACTATTGCAAGTCCCCTGACCGGCGGTGTTCTCACGACTATCGATCTGGTTGATCAGTTTACCGGCAAGAAAAAATCAGAGGCTTTGCTCAGCATCGAAGAGCAGATCACCGCTCAGCTCGGCGCCCTGCAGGTTCGCGGTACGCTCGGTAGGTTTATCTTAGACGCTGCCGATGCTCCGGATGCCTCAGCCGATCCTTTCGAGGTCGGTGAAAAGAGGATGATCAACGGGGTGGAATATACGTTCCACGAAAATGGTATGTGGAAATACAATGTTGCCGGTGGTGACCCTAACGCAATAGCAAGGTAGATAAGGTATGGCCTTTATAAGCACAAAAGAGTTAATGAAAAAGCCCGTAACTGGTGGCTCTCATTTTATCAGTACCGAGGAGTTGCTCGGCGGGCGCGATGAGGTGTTCGGGTTATCTACCGGATCTAAGACTTCGCTTACCGCAAAACTTCGCCCGGTACTCGAGGGGATGAAACAGATCGAAGATCTCATGCCGGAGCATCAACGCGAATCGACGCGCCAGCTTATAGATATTCAGCCGAATCCAGCGGTATACCGCGAGCGGATGGTCGCTGAGATGCTGCTTGCCGATAAGCTTAACCAGAGTAAGGATGTGGTTCAGCGTCAATATGATATGATCGTTAAGAATATGTTCGGGCCGAAGGCGGTCGGCAGCCCGGCTATGGTGGTCGATGCACTCAGTCCGTATAAGCGGATGCCGGTATTACGGGCGGGTAAGGAGCCGGATTTCTTCGTTAAGATGTGGGAAGCGGCAAAGGGTAAGATCGGGATCGAGCCGGATGTCGGATTCTACGAATCTAATACTCGGTTCAGTCGTGAAGCTGCGAGGGGACCGGTTGCGACGGCGGCAGTTGGTACGGAAAAACTCAAGGAAAAGGAAGAGTTCGAGCGCAAGGGTTTCAAGGAAGCGGTCTCGGCTGGGTTTAGTCAGGCTGGGGTCCGGATGGCTAAGAGCGTTGCCGGTCATGCTCAGGCGCATGGTGAATTCGCAGATAAGCTGCCGAAGCGATATGACAGTAATACAGCCAACCAGATAGCGGAGTGGGGTCGGATGATGGCCGAAGGGGCCGATGAGTATTTCAGGCTGCATCCGGATGAGGCTCAGCAGCTCCAGCCGGGTACCGGGATACTCGGAACGGTGTGGCAGTTCGTCTCGCGGCCGGAGCTGGTCGTTCAGGGTGTGGTCGAGACGTCTCCTATGCTGATGGAGGCTTATCTGGGTCATGTGACGGGAACAAAGGCCGCTGCCGTGATAGGACGCGGAGCAAAGGTACTGCCCGTAGCCGGGCGGATCACGGCGATGGCTACGGAGATATTCGGTCTGACGTATTCGGAAGCCCGAAAGGAGGGGAAAACACCTGCACAGGCTCTCGGTCAGGCTCTGCTTACATCGGTTGGTGAGGGCGCTCTCGAGGAATGGTCGCTGGAAAAGAAGATCGGGATATTTAAGGGAGTTGCCGGATCCACGGCCCGTCATCAGATGGCCCGGGCCGGGGCGAAGATCATACTCGGGACGCGCGATAGTTTTCAGCGGGGGTTCATCGAAGAGGGCGGGCAGGCACTTAACGCTAACTTGTGGGGTATGGTGTTTTCCGATACATCGCTTACAGAGGATTTCTTTGGCAGGATCACCGAGGGCGTCACCGAAGAGGCGGCTGCCGGTGGGGTACTCGAGACGGCGCTGGGCGGGTTATTCTCTCTAGCCGGTACCGGAACGCGGGCAGTTACCGATAAGACCGCGAGTGAGCGGGTCGAGCAGTTGCGGTCGATCTTGAATAAAACTACCGGAATGAGTAAAGAGCAGAAAACCGAAGCAAACGCGGAGCTCGATCGGCAGCGTAGCGATATATTAGCAGGTAAGTTCAGTCGGCAGGGTACAGGCGAAGCGACGGCTGCTTTTCGGGATTCGGCAAAGGCTGCATTTAATATCGATGACAAGCAGGCTGCCGCGGCTATGGCTCTGGTCCAGGCTAAAGCAGATGCCGAGAATAAGACTACCGATCAATGGCTAACCGAGAATATCGAATCGGTGCGGGCAGCTCGGTTCGAAAAGGGTCAGATACTTTTTCAGGATGACAGGGATACCCTCTTTCAGGATTTTGGGCCCGATGAAGATGCTTTGCGCGAGACGGGGATAACTAATAAGGACCGGCGCAGGCGGATCCGTCAGGTTCAGGATCAGATCAGATCGAGCGAGGTGTTTCAGGCCTTTCAGGCAGGTCAGGATGAGCGGCTTAAGGTGGTATCGCAACATACTCAATTCTTCGTATCGCCGGAACTTCGTGGCGATGTCGAGCAGATCACCGGCAAACCCGGCTCGAAGGGGTTTAAGAAGGGCCTGCATAACCGATTCACATTCGATCGGGAAGCTGGCGCAGACGATTATACCTCTGTGGTTCAGGAACTGTTAACTGTCGAGGATCCTGTTACCGGTGAGGCTGATATATCCGCCGATATCGGGATACATGAATTTGTTAACCTGGTAGAGGAACAGATCGCGGCGGAAAAGAAAACGGGTGGGATCAATCCGGATTTACTGGAAAAGGCGATTGAAAGCGGCGATCGTGAATTACAGATATTAGCTGACCTCCTCTCCGGGTTAGAAGGCGGGGAGTCGGTAAGCGATATAAATAACAAGATAATTGGATTTGGTGAAGATGCGGGGATTTCAGAGCAGGACCTTGAAAGTTTGCTGCTACCTGAACCAACGCCGGATCTGATCGAGCGTGCTGAGCGTGGTAAAAAAGCGGCGGCTCAATTCGCTGAAGATGGCAAAGCTACTCTGATCGCGTTTGAAAAGGCCGATTTGTCCAGCTTGTTACATGAGTTGGGTCATGTTTTCAGGAGGACGCTGGATGGTAGAGATCTGGCGGCGGTTGAAAAATGGGCCGGCGTGGAGGGCGGCAACTGGTCGATCAAACACGAAGAGAAGTTCGCTCGCGGGTTCGAGAAGTATTTGCTGGATGGCAAAGCGCCTAATCACAGGCTCAGGAGTACGTTCGCAAGGTTGCGTCAGTGGCTCAGGGCGATATACGATAATCTCCGTAATTCACCACTGGATATCGAGATATCGCCGGATGTCCGCAAGGCGTTCGATAATATGTTCGTGGTTCGGGAGATCCATCCGGGTGAGATGACGTTCGATGAGTTTATAGATAAACTCGGAAAAGAGCTGATGGACAAAAATTCACTCTGGATCGAACGGTTCGGGTTAGCTGTGCGCGAGACGCCGTTCCAGATGCACCAACGGCTCCAGAAGGACTGGAAGGGGCAGCAGGCGGAGATCACACTCGGATTTACCGAAGAGGCGCTCGAGAGTCCGCTGACGAACGATCAGAAGCTGCAGATCAATATCATCGAGGCCTCGGTGCTTAAGCCGACTGCCAAAGGTATAGCCGATCAAAAGGGCCTGACGGTCGAGGAGTTGCTCGATCAAAACGAAGGGGACCGGATAGTTTTGTCAGAAGTTAAACGACAGCTCAGGGCGGCGTTCCGTGCTGGTAATCAGGCTGGGATAAATAAAGCTACCAAACGGTTCAAAGATATTGCTATGCGGGCGCGGGCGCGCAAAGAGCTGCGGGAACATATCAAGGGTCTGGCGCGTAAGATCGCAAAGCGGGCGCCCGCAACCGTCGATCTATTGCAGCGTGAAGCTATCGCCGCTCTGCAGGCTGGGATCGATCCATCTTTCAGGGCGTCCAGGACGCTGACGCAGCGGCAAAGGGTCAGGGACTTTCTTGCCAATAACCCCGAGGCAGGAATCCCTAAGAAGTTGGCTGATATAATCAGCAGGAAAGCTCTTAACGAATACACGATCGCCGATCTCGAGGCGCTGGCAGCTGAACGCGAGCGGCTGGAAACTATCGGTAAAACTAAAAAGCGGCTGCGTCTGGAACAGGAACAAAGGCGGAGGGATGAACTTGCCGGTGAGATCATCGATAATATCGTTGGCGATACGAGAAAAGAGACTACATGGATAACTCCGGATCGTGTCGACGATGCCGATATTACACTTACCGAGATCAAGGTGGAAGCCGATGGCGTCCGGTATGATGTTCGGTATAAAGGTATGAGTGTTGTCGATGGGCCTCAGTTGGTCGAGCATGAAGATGATAGTCCCGAACGGTTAAAACAAAGGGTTAAGCGATGGTTAGAGGCTCCGCAGGAAGCTCCGATCAATTCAACGACGACTAAGCAGAATCAGGCTCTTAAGTTCTGGCGGACGTTCAGGGCGGTTACTCTTACGCCGACGCGGATATTCGACTTGTTCGACGGCGGTAAGGGTACTTTCGACGGTCCCGCTCACTCGTTATATGCCGACGCGGTTAATCAGGCAACGGACGCAAAGCTTATCGTCCAGGACGCCCGGGCCGATGCAGGTCAGGCGAAACTCGATGAGCTTGGATTTACGCTGAAGGATCTCTCACAGAAGCGGATCGTTAACGGGATCGAATACTCGGTTCAGGAGCTGCTCGGGATCTATGGCTTTAATAAGAATTTCAAAAGTCGACTGGCTCTGCTGTTCGGTAACCGGCTCGGGGCTAAGACCATCGCCGATATCGTTCACCATGTAGAGACGGAAGATCCGCGATTGGCTGATCTGAGCGATTGGATAATCGAAGAGTTTGAAGAGCATTTTGACCGTCTGGAAGAGGCGTTCGTGGAGGTCGAGGAAAAACGTCTCGAAAAAGAAGATAACTATCTCCCGATGCGGAGGCGCGAATTGGACTATACACCCGATCGGCGCCAGATCCTTAACGAACTGTTGGAACGTTCGACATTAAAGAAGGCTTATGCAGCTAAAGGTTTTACGATCAGTCGTCAGGATATCCCGCCGGAGTTCCAGAAACCGATCAGGCTGGACCTTTGGAGCTTGTGGCAGGAACAGGTAACCCGTCAGGAGCATTTCATCCATCTCGGCAAGCTGACCGCCGACCTGCATAAGATAACCAGCGGCAAAGCGTTTAGGGATGCTGTTAGTGATAAGTATGGTGAGGAGTACCTCAAGGTTCTCAGGGATTATAACAGCCGGGTAGCGAATCCCCAGACATACAAGGCCTACGGCTATTTCGAAAGAAGTCGAGGATGGCTCGGAAACACATGGCGGTATCTGTTCTTGCTTATAATCTGGTGACGATCCTCAAGCAACTGCCATCTATATTATTCTACCTGCCCGATGCGGGTTTGCAGCATCTTATGGCATCTGCCGCCGATTTCTCCTCGAATCCGAAGGGCCTGATCGATAAGGTCCGTCGTCTGGATCCACAGGTCGCTCATCCTGCTTTGGAGCGGGTATTAGAGGAACTGAAGATCTCAGACAGTAGCCAGTATGAACAGATCATAACGCGCATCGGCAAGAACGGGATGCGGGGAATTTATATGATGGACTCAATCGCCCGGACCATTGGGTGGAACGCGGTGTTTAATAAGGTGTTGGCCGAAGGCGGCAGTCAGGCTGAGGCGATCAGGCAGGCGCAGGCGACAACACTAAGAACTCAGCCGGCGGCAAACGCTAAGGATATTTCCGCGATATATACCAATAGTGAAACATTGAACTGGTTTCTTATGTTCAGTAATCAGCTCTCGAAGATCTATAACATTGCAACCTATGATATGCCGCGTCAATTGGGTAACGGTCAGGTCCAGAAGGCTATGCTGCAGTTAGGTGGTTTGAGTGTGTCGGCTCTTATGATATGGTCGATAAGTAATCGAAGATTGCCGGAAGAGCCGGAAGATTTTATCGAAGCGATAAGCGATCAGGCGATAAACCTTTTGCCGCTGGTTGGGTCGGCGATCACATCGGCAAGGCGGGGATTTGGTGATGCAGGGATCGGGCCGGTATCTGAGCTTGCAAGTATTTATGCCAGGCTCGAAGAGATAGCAAAAGGCAAAGGCGATGCGAAGGACCTTGCCGCGGTACTCGAGGCGCTTGCGGTTCTGTACGGTGTTCCGACCGTTCAGCCGAAGCGGATAATAAAAGCGATTCAGGAAGAGGACCTGGCTGAACTGATCGGCGGGGGCCCAAGAAAAAGGAGATGATCATGAGAAAAATTAAGATGATAATGTTAGCGTCGATGATGTGTGTATTGTTTCAGGGCTGCCCGTTCGATGCTGTGGTGTTCGGGACGGTGACGCCTACCAGTTATCGCCCTACCAGTGATGCCGGTGACGATAACGATACGACGTTCACGTTCGACTTCGAGATCATAAGTACCTCGGACCTTCGGGTATGGGAACGTGTGGATTCGACAGGCGTTC